ACGAGTCGCGCCCCTGCCGATCCCCTCGGGGTACCGGTTGGCGAGGATTCGCAATTGGACAATGTCCAAGGAACCCTGAACCAGGCCAATGGCCAGGGGCAGGACAATCGGGTCATTGACCCGGCTCCGGCTGGAGATCGAATCCCAGCCGTGAAAGCGCTACTGTTCACTGAGCAGGAGCGCCTGGTACCTAGCTGGGACGGAACCACACTGTGGTGTCCCCCGGGGAAGATCTTCAGACCCAACAAAGTTGGGTTCAAGTGGAGTGCTAACGGCAAAGCCGCAGCATACCACAAATTCAGGGAGCGGCTGTGCCGCCACTTGAAATACGCTTGGTCAATGAGCAAGCGAGACGCTGAGATTCTATCTCAGCGGCCAGTCTCTCAAATATCAAAGATATTTGAGAACCTAGACAGTATAATAGACTGTCTTGTACTTTTCGACGAAACACTGTTTCATCGAAACAACCGTAGGATGATCGCAGACATTGTCCCGAAAATCCTCAAGGTTTCAACCTATAATGTCGATGACGTCATAGGCATGTGGAAGGACTTTGTCCAGTCCATTACCACTTCTGCCTGTAAGACAGAAGGTATTGAGAGGTCAATCCTAAAAGGAAACCTCTTCAACCGGCTACTCAAAAGAGAGCCGTTTTCGACCTACTCCAAAGGACTAGAGTCGAAGAGGATGGCCGAGAATCTCGCCCATCTTATCTCAACAAGGAACCTTGCCAATGGCGGTCCCAAAGCTGAGACAAAGGCTCTTGACAAATTCTTTGAAATTGTCACAAAGCCTAAAGAACTCGACAACAAAGTTGCCGAGGACCATGCAGATGCAGGGAGGTACATTGGCCTCCTTATCAAGCACCTGTATGGAGAACAAGGGATTTCACTGAAATCCCATGTATCCCTCACTAACAGTGGATCACTAGATAGTGAGGTCTCAAACGGAGGCATGGCCTCCGAAGCATTTGCATATATCTATGATTATGCAAAATCATGCCCGGAATTTCCGGAGCACGTTTCTGGCCTCTGGCCAGAGAAGGTCTTACACCCGGGAACCCCCCGATGGAAGCAAATCTGCAACGGCAGTGCTGATGCAGAATTCATGTCCGAGAAACTCGGGCAAGTTATCGACCGCAAAGTAGAACTTTGGGGCGCAGATGAGCATCTAGGAGAGCTCATATTCTCGGCAGCATGCAAAGCATCAGCCGATCACGGTGACAAAGTCATACCGGTACGCCAACTCACTATTAG